GCCGCTGAAGCGGATGTAGCTCCGGGCAGTCTCCACGATTTCGGTGTAGGGCTTTCCATCAACGGTATTGTCACCGATGGCGCAGCAGAGTGTCACGGGCTTGCCGGTTTCCTGCGCTTTGAGGAAAGCGTAGATGTTAACGGACACATCTGCTTTGGACAGATCCTTTCCGTGCAGACCGCCGCCCGTCACCGAGTCGGCCATATCCGAGCCGAGCTTACGGTTGGTAGCGCCGGTGTCTACATCGGTGCCGCCCGTCCAGTCGCCGAGCGGGTTGATCTCCGCATCGGGATAAATCTCACGCAGATGCTGCGTCTCGACATTGCTCTGACAGAGAATGAGCCGGTCACCGTCCAGAATGTACTTGCCGTCATAGGGATACACAGAGAAAACGTCCCGTGCGATTTGAGAGAGCGTCTTCTGCTCCTCAGTCATGGGCATCCCCTTGAAGATGCCGTTGTCGCCGCAGCGAACGCCGTCTGCCTGGTTGTCGGCAAGGTGACCGTCCTGCGGCACTTCCACATAGTTCACAGCAAGATTTCCGGCAATGCGGTGAACGGCGGAAGTCACACCTGTCTTATCCAGCGTGACGGAGGTTTCCGCAATGATGTGGCACACGCCATGACCGATGAGGACCTCCACAGCGATGCGGGGATTATCTGCTTTTGCATACGACAGATCCACCAGCGCACCGGCGATCCTGTCTGCTACCTTATCCGGGTGGCACGGATTTACTTTCTCAAACATGATGTTATCCCTTTCTCGAACGGAGCAGGCGCTCCATGAGGTCATCCTGCGTGCTTGCTCCGGAGTAATCCGCAGTGCAGTTTTCTTTCACGATGGAATAAATTTCGTACCATGCAAGGTTCGCATTCTTTTGGAACAGCATGGACATCTTAACGAACGGCGACTCCATCACGCCGCCTGTGGTGGGGTGCTTGCCAAGCAGACCGTAGGTGCTGATGGCCTCCTCGCACTGGATGTGCCGCGCAAATGCCTGTGCGAAGGACTCGATGAGCCGCTTGTTGACGAGGTTCTCGCATCCGCGCTGTTTCAGCCACAGCCATGTCTCTTTGTAAATTTCCGCTGCGCCAAGCGGCACACCGTTTTTTTGCTTTGCGGAAAGATACTCGCCTGGCTTCGGCATATCCGCACCTTCCAGTGCAGCGCCCTCCGGCAGATCGACCGCCTCCAGTTCGGAGAGATCCAGTTCCGGCAGTTCGTTCGGCATATACCGCGCCGGTTGACCACTCTGTATTTTTTCGGACAGGGGCTTCGGTTTGGGTCCCGTCCCGCGCCTGGGGCCGCCCCGGACCGTTCCGTCTTTCGCCAAAAAATCTCACGCTTTCTGTAAAAAATATGTTGATCGGTTAATCCCTTGTTTGAATAGCCTTTTTCGCGCACGAAGCCCCGGGCCGTTGCCCGACCTCAAAGGTCCCAGAGATTTCATTCCCCCCCGCCCGTTGGCGTACACGCACGGCATAGTTGTTACTTTTCTCTTTCTGGCATTGACTTTCCTTTTTCATGCGCCTATCATGGATACTGTAAAGTACATTAAGCAGTTTTAAGTGTCTGATGTTATGAAAGGAGAACCATTATGAGCAGAAATTACTCTGAACAGTATCCTTATGGCTATTACAAAGGTGGAGGTTGGGACATCGACACATCAGAAAAGACGCAACGGGAAGGTGACAGTGGACACATTCCTGGGAGATTTCAGTTTGAAGAAACCGTAGATGTTTCAGCCGATGATGACAAAGATGACGACGATGACGAGTAAAAGCTGAATAAAGCCAAGGGCACCTCTTAAAGGTGCCCTTTTTCTATTTATCTGTCCCCGAGATTGTGGTGGATCTTTGTGTGGCAGGACTGACAGAGACTCATCAGGTTGTCCCTTGCGTGGGTGCCGCCTTTGGAAACAGGCAGGATGTGGTGAACTTCCTGTACCGGGGTCAGCCGACCTTCCTTTAGACACATCTCACAGAGGGGATGCTCCGCCGCATAGCGGTCACGGATGCGTTTCCACGCTCTGCCGTACTTGCAGTTGACATCGGGGCTGCGCTCGTATTTGTCGTACTTTCGGCGTTCTTCCACACGGTGCTGTTCACAAAACTGTCCTTCACAGAGGTTGGGGCAGCCGGGGTGAGAGCAGGGGCGCAGCGGTTTTCTGGGCATCGGTCCCGCCTCCTGATATAGAAACAGCCATTGCGAAATTTCTCCGCAATGGCTGTTCTGCTTCTGATTTCGATTCTAAGGATACCACAGGAGTCTTGTGTTTTATAATGGCTTTTCATGGCGTGTTGCGGAACTTGGCACCCGAACTTCGGAAAGCGCCCGCCGCTGGAGGCGATAGAGCCAGCGAAGGTCGTATCCCATATCGACAGCGATCTGCTCCCAGGTGAGAAAGCACAGATACCGTTTTTCCAGCAGCGTCTGATATTCCAGATTCTCCACCTGCTTGATGACCGATACGATCTCGCGCTTCAAATCGACCAGCGTGTCGATGTCCCGGTTGATCTCCGCCTGCAGATCGACGATCTTTGTGACGGCTTCCGCCATGGTCGAGGTCGCCTGATTGGGCGCTTTCGGCATACCGGTCAGGGAGGATGTGCATTTCGTCGCCAGTTCATTCAGCGAAGCAACCTGTTCGATTTTGCTGTTGATGCGCTGATCCAGACGGTAAGCCTGATTAAGATATTCTTTTGCCGTCATATTATCCCTCCAAGTTGGCCTTGACCGCATCAATGAGCGCGGTCTGGGTCTTTTCTTTTTTGCGGAGCGCGGTCATGATGCGCTCGTCGATGGTGTCTTTTGCGATGATGTGGTGGATGACCACGGTATCGGCGGTCTGCCCCTGCCGCCACAGTCGGGCGTTGGTCTGCTGGTAGAGTTCCAGCGACCAGGTCAGCCCGAACCAGATGAGGGTCGAGCCGCCTGCCTGCAGGTTCAGTCCATGACCGGCAGAAGCCGGATGGATGAGTGCCACGGGCAGCTCACCGCTGTTCCATCTGCGGATGCTGTCGGAATCGTCCAGCAGGCTGAACGGGATGTGCCGTTTATGCAGCCGCTCGGAGACGCGCTCCAAGTCGTGCTTGAACCAGTACGCCACAAGGACGGGTTTCCCGTTGGCGGCTTCGATGAGATCCTCCAGCATATCCAGCTTGCGGTCGTGTATCTGAAACACACGCTTGTCCTCTCCGTAGACGGCTCCGTTTGCCATCTGGGAGAGCTTATTGGAGAGGGCTGCGGCGTTCCCAGCATCAATCTCCGCATCGCCGAGGGAAATGACCAGCTCCGAGCGCATGGCGTCGTAGGCTTTTCGCTCTTTCTCGGAAAGCGTGACCGTTACCTCGTTCATCACACATTCCGGCATTTGCAACTGGTCTGCCGCCTTCATGGAGATGGTGATGTCGGAGATGGCTTCGTAGATCTGTTCCTCCGCACCGGGCAGCGGCTTGTAGCTGAATACTACCTGACCATTGCGCTTGTCCGGGCGGAAGAAG